CCCCTGGGATGGTAAACTAAAGTATGATTATCAACTTTGGATTGATAATGATATTGTTTTTAATACTCAAAAATTCTGGCAACTGTGCGATCTTGCAGTACCTGGACCAGATGCTGACGGTAATGCTCAGGAAGAGAGAGAAATTGTCGCAGGATGGTATGCTACTGAGGATGGGCAAACAACTTCTGTTGCTCATTGGTTAGATGAGGAAGACTTCCGTCGTAATGGTGGGGTGATGAATCACGAGACTGTGGAGAGCATCTCGAAGCGTCGTAAACCCTTCACAGTTGATTATACTGGATTTGGATGGGTAATGATTCGTCATGGTGTCTTTGAGCGTCTTGAATACCCTTGGTTTGCACCTAAGATGCAAGTCTTTGAATCTGGAGCAGTTCAGGATATGTGTGGAGAGGATGTGTCCTTCTGTTTAGATGCAAAAGAAGCAGGTATTGAAACTTGGTGTGATCCTCGTATTCGTGTTGGACACGAAAAGACTCGCGTAATCTGATGAATAAATTTCAAGACCGTTATAACATATGCTATAATGGTCGAGTAATTTATAAAAACCTCTCTTTCAACGATTGCTCGGATATTATCCAAGACTTATCTGAGCAATTTTATGCAGGAGCAGATATTGATCCTGAATTAATTGAACTTGAACCACTATTTGATTAAAAATTATGGCAACTCGTAGAACTTCTAGTAACAATAAAATTGAATCCAAACCCAAAAAAACTCGTCAAGGGCAAGGGCAACATACAAAACATGCGGCATCATCTCGTAATGGAGCAGGCAAAAGGTATAGGGGTCAAGGAAAATAAATAAATCAGATGATCTTGAGTTATAAAAATGAAAAATTTAAAGTTTATATCACAAGATCAAGAATTAGCACTCATTCAGGAGTTAACATACAAGATTAAAATGTCTAATTGGGACATTGATCCAAGTAAAACTTGCTTCTTGTGCGTTTCTCCTGATTATTCTAGTATTGTAACTCAACATCTCTCGCACTCATTATCAATGGGGCGGGAGATTTTTCATATTGAAGCAGTTAATGTTCCTTTTCCTGATGAAGATTCAAAAAAATATCAAGTAGACTTTGAAATAAACTATGCGGATTGGGTTTTAGATTGGGATAATTTTGTTTTATGTGAGGCTGGTGTAATAAAAGGTGGTACTTATACGTGGATTACTAAAATAATGGAACAATTTACAGAAAAAAATTATTATACCTTAGCATTATGTGAAAATATTCATAGTAAATTTAAAAGTGATATGGTTTCATTATATTATGATGATGCAATAGAAGATCTTCATTTTTGGTGGGAGAGACCAAACAATCATTGGAGTTGAATCACGGGATAGCAACCCCGTAAAAAGTTCTGATCTAAACAATCAGGAGCAAAAAATGGGAAAACCAGCAGATCGTAATAATGATTATATGATGGAGATGTGGGGAACCGATGGATTAGTAACAGATTATGGTTCTTTAGCAAAAAAACTACAATCAAGTACTGAAAAAAGAATGCTTAGAGAAATTGTTGAGGATGATGTAACTCCAAAAAAACATGATTTTGAAAAGCAAAATGATGTTCATGAAAAAATTCGTAATGATAATGATTATGATGATTGGTCATATGGAACTGAACCCACCTGGGGACATGAGTGGTAAAAAATAGGTATAAATAAAGGATAACTATACCTAAGATAATGCCAATAGAGCGTGTTAAATCTGGATTTAGGGATATAAGCCTTTCTTTAAAAAGAAATCCATTGACAAAAGATATAGTTGTTTTGAGAGATCAAGATGCTATAGTACGCTCTATTAAAAATTTAATATTCACATCAAAGGGTGAAAAATTTTTTGAACCAGAAATAGGTTCTTTAGTAAATCGACTACTATTTGAAAATATTACCCAAGACTTAGTTAATGATATAAAAAGACAAATTGAAATTGTTATAAAGAATAATGAGCCTAGAGTAAAAATAATAGATGTAGTCGTAAAACCAAATTATGATTTAAACCAACTAAATGTAAACATTGAATACTTAATTGTTGGTATTGATTCTCCTCCTCAGCAATTATTATTCATATTACTACCAACAAGATAAATGTCATTAGTTAACGTATCATCACTAGACTTCAATGATATACGTGAGTCTATCAAAAGTTTTTTAAGAGCTGATGGTAGATTCACAGATTATGATTTCGAAGGATCTAACTTTAGAGTTCTTTTAGATACTTTAGCGTACAACACTTATATTAGCTCTTATAATGCTAATATGTTGACTAATGAAGTGTTCTTGGATGGAGCAACTCTAAGAGAGAATGTAGTATCTATTGCAAGAAACATTGGTTATTTACCAAGATCCGTTAGATGCTCCAAAGCAAAAGTATCTTTTTATGTTGATTTGACAGAATATGATCAAAATCCAATTTCAGTAATTGTAAAAAAGGGTATCATAGCTTCTTCATCCGATGGTACTCTCTTGAATACTTTTGTTTACTCAATTCCAGACGATATTAGATCAAGAGTATCTGGTAAATTGGCGGAATTTGTAGATGTTGATATTTTTGAAGGTACTTATATTGAAGAATTTTTTACTGTAGATTCTCTTAGTAAAACTCAAAGATTTATATTAAAAAACAACAATATAGATACTAACACGATAAGAGTAAGTGTAAAAGATAGTAAAACTAGTAACAATTCTATAATCTATAAATTTGCAGATAATATTACAAATGTAAGTTCTTCAGATAAAGTATTCTTTATTAATGAAATTGAGGATAGTAGATATGAACTAATATTTGGTGATGGTACTTTTGGTAGTGCTTTATCTGATAAAAATTATATAACAGTATCTTATATTAAAACCAAGGGTGAAGCTGCAAATGGGATCCGAAGTTTTGAATTTAATGGAATATTAACTGATAATAATGGAAATTCACTGGATATTGATGTCCCTATATTGACTACCATTGAGTTTAGTGATTATGGAGCACCAATAGAATCAATACCTTCGATAAAAAAATTCGCTCCTAGACTGTATGCAAGTCAAAATAGAGCAGTAACATCTTCAGATTATGAGACTATAGTTCCTTTAATTTATCCAGAAACAGAATCAGTTGCTGTTTTTGGTGGTGAAGAATTAAGTCCTCCACAATATGGCAAAGTTTTTATTACAGTAAAACCAAGAAATGGAACATACTTATCAAATTCACTTAAAGATTCTTTAAAACAAAAATTAAAGAAATATTCAGTTGCTGGAATTTTGCCAGAATTTATTGATTTAAAATACCTTTATATTGAATACAATACTGCCGTTTACTACAATATAAATCGAGGTTATGCAAATACACTTAAAGACCAAATCCAATCTAACATAGAGTTTTATTCAAAATCTAAAGAATTGAATAGTTATGGTTCTAGATTTAAATATAGTAAATTTTTAAAATTGATTGATGATACATCAGATGCCATAACATCAAATATCACATCAATGTCAATTAGAAGAGATCTAAAAATAAATGAAGGTACAAATACACAGTATGAAATTTGTTTTGGTAATTCTTTTTATATAAAAAGAAAAACAGGTTACAATATAAAATCAAGTGGGTTTAGTGTTAGTGATATTTCTGGAGTTGTATATTTGAGCGATAGACCAATAGATGATACTAATGGAGATCTTTTTATATTCAGATTAACGTCAAAGAATGATCCAGTAATTGTAAAAAATAAAGTAGGAAATATAAACTATAGAACTGGGGAGATCAATTTAAATTACTTAAACATTATATCTACAACTAAATTAGATCCTGCTGGAAATAGAATAATACAATTATCAGCTATTCCAGAATCAAATGATATTATAGGAAAACAAGATTTGTATTTACAATTAGACACAACATCTTCAACTTTAAATTTAATAAACGACACCATCAGTTCTGGAACTGATCTGTCTGGATCAGGATATATAGTTACATCTAGTTATTTAAACGAAGACTTAATAAGAATATAAAAACATGAAAAATAGAGTACAGATTCAAAATTTAGTCACAGATCAGCAACCATCTTATGTAAAAGAGTCTTATTCAGACTTTATACAACTTCTGAAGGATTATTATAGGTCCTTAGAGTTTTCTGGTGGTCCAAAAAATATTCTTAATAATATCGATGATTATATAAAACTAGAAAATATATCTGAGATTATATACTATACAGAATTATCTTCAGACATTACTACAGATTCAAAATCAATAACTGTTACCAATACAGATGGATTTCCATCAAAAAATGGTTTTATTAAAATTGATGATGAGATTATATTCTATGATAGAAAAACCAAGACAGAATTTTTGGGGTGTCAGAGAGGATTTAGTGGCATAACAGATTATAGCAAAAATAATTTTAAATTCTCTACTTCATTTAAAAGTAAGCATGTAGCAAATACTGTCGTATACAATTTAAATGCATTATTATTATTCGAATTATATAAAAAATTCAAATCACAATATACTCCAGGATTTGAAGAGATTGATTTCTATCAAGAATTAAATGAAAAAATATTAGTATCTAGAATTAAAGATTTTTATTCTTCAAGAGGAACAGATAAGTCTTTTGAAATATTATTTAATATTGTATGGGGAGTAAACAGCAAAATAATAAAACCAAGAGACTACATAATTCAATCTTCAGATGCTGACTATAGAATAACTAGAAAGATTGTTGTTGAGGCATATGAAGGAAATCCTTTAGATCTTGCTGGAAGAACTTTATTTGAAGATGTGAATGGTGTAGATAAAAGTGCTTTTGCTACTATCATATCTTCAGAGCTTGTTATTAGTGATGGTGTAGAATATTATTCTTTAACATTAGATTATAATCCAGATGTAGAGTCATTTAATTTTTCTGTTCATAGTAAAACAAAGACCACCGACAATTCTTCTGCTGGACAAACATATCTAGACGTAGATTCTACTTTGGGATTTGCGGATTCTGGTTCTATTGAATTCTACGACAATGGTGTTTTAATTGTAGTAGAATATAATGGAAAGAATGATAAGCAATTTTTTAATTTATCTTTACCAATTAATTTAGCGTCTGGTACTAATATATTAGATAATAAATTTGCATATTCATTTAATGATAATAATGAGATAATAAAAGTAAGAGTAAAGGGTGTTCTTGGAGATATTAATTATGATAGAGAAGAAACTTACTTTTATGAAGATGGTGATAATGTTAACATTACTTCATTGGGTAAAGAAAGTGATGAGAAAATACATACTACTTGGTTTTTAAATACTTCTCCAAAATATAATGTTAAATCTTTATTTAAAGTCACAGAAAAACTTAATGGAATTTCTCAATATAGAGTAGAAACTTTTGACGATAATATTTTTAGGGCAGGAGATACTTTTACATTAGTAAGTAGTAGTGGAGAACAGTTTAGTAGTGTCGTTATAAGTTTTTCAAATACAAACGTATTTGATATTAATGTAACTTCATTTCTGAATCTGAATAAAAAATATGTTATTAAAAGAAATATTTCCAAGCCAACATTTCTTTTTAATTCCAATTTAAATATAATTTCTAGTAACGTTCAAAATGTTTATATTGATAAAGATGATACTTATGTAACATCAACACAATTACCAAGTTACTTATCGAGAAACATTGGGGATAATACATTAACTGTAAAATTTTCGGCATCTTTACCAACTCCAAGCGAAGAGTTGATAATTGGAAATCACCCCTTTATTACTGGAGATTCTGTATACTATAGTTATGATGGTAATTTTGGGTTCAATTTACCAGAAGGTCAGTATTTTGTAAAGAGAGTTAGTGATAGTACTATAAAATTAGCTTCCAGTAGATCAAATATTAGATCAGAGAAATTCTTAGAATTATTTGGGACAGCAACTAATAATAAATTAATATTATCAAAATTTTATAATAAATCATTATACCAACAAAATATAATAAGAAAATATAGTAAACCAGTAAACGAAGCACCAATTGCAGAAAAAATTACAGTTCCTGGTGCTATTGGATGCTTTTTAAATGGTGTAGAATTATTAAATTATAAGTCTACAGATACTGTTTTTTATGGACAAATCGTAGATGTCATTCCCTCCTCTCCAGGAGATTCTAACTATGATGTTATAAATCCACCAAAAATAGAGATTATTGATAATGTTGGTTCAGGAGGTTCCTCTGGGTTCGGAACAGATGCTGTTGTAACTGCCAACGTTAGGGGAGTATTAAAGCGAGTTGATGTAATAGATCCTGGATTTGGATATGAATCAGAACCCATTGTTACGATTAGTGGTGGAAATGGTTTTGGTGCAAAAGTAAAGTGTAATTTAACAAGTAAAAAGAATGAAATATTATTTAATACTTCAAGTCTATATAATCAATTAGATTTAGATACTGGAACTATAGATTTTAAAAAATTTAATAGATTTAAAAATTTTGAGGCAATTGTTTACAATACTCTTGGTCAAGATGCAATTGGTGGATTAGTAAACGGATCAATTTATTATGTTGTTTCATATGATGGTATAACTGCAAACTTATATAATAGTTTTGAAGAATCTGTTTCTGGAATAAACACCATAACATTCTCATCTTATGGAGATGGTATTCATAAATTCACATCAGTATCTTCAAAAAATATTATATCTTCTGTTGATGTTTTAGACTCTGGATCAAATTATACCAATAAAATTTTATACTTCGATTCAACAAATATTAGGAGAAATTTTGATATTATTGGTATAAAAAATCATGGATTTTTAGACAAAGAAATAGTAATTTTTAACAGCGATGGGGTTCTTCCTACGGGATTGTCATCTACATCAGAATATTATGTCAAAAGAATAAATGAAAACGAATTCAAAGTATATGAAGTACTATCAACAGAACTTGGAAGAGATTTTAATTATAATAATAAATTAAATGTTATATTTTCGGACTTTGGAAGTGGGCAGCATAGAGTATCATATACTCCAATAAGTATAAAAGTTGAAGCTCCTATAGGAATAAACACTGTTGGCAGTCAATCATTTACTGCAAAATTAAATCCAATTTTTGGTGGTGAAATTTTTTCAACTTCTGTAAAAAATCCTGGTCGCAATTATGGAGATAATTCCATTATTAACTATAACAGGAAACCAACTATTAATTTATATAATGGGGAAAATGCAAAACTTTTACCAACAGTTTCTAGTCAGGGAAAAATTATTGGTGTAACAGTTATTGATGGTGGTTCTAATTATAATTCTGCGCCAATATTAAAAATCAATGGCGATGGATTTAATGCAGTTTTAACTGCTATTATAGTAAATGGAAGAATAGAATCAGTTACAGTTTTAAATAGTGGTTTTGGGTATACAAAGAACACTTCCATAGAAGTTATATCTAATGGATTTGGAGCATCTTTTGATGTTAATATCCAGACATGGACAATAAACTTGGTAGAAAAACTTTTTGATACAGAATCAATAAGCGTTGATGATGGAATAATTTATGAATCTAAAGATATTTCTAAAGAATTAGCTTATGGTCATGGATTTGCGTCAAGAGGAATTAGAGAGCAATGTTTAGCATCATCTTTAAATAATGATGGGAATCCAATATTTAAACAAGACTTATTAAATGACAACGATACTATTAAATATCACTCTCCTATAATTGGATGGGCATATGATGGAAATCCAATATATGGTCCATATGGGTATGCGAATATTGAAGGAGGTCCTGTTAAAAAGTTAAGTAGTGGATATGAATTAAGAATATTAGAGCAAAACAGACCACCAGTAAATATTTTCCCAGTTGGATATTTTGTAGAAGATTATATATTTACAAATGCAGGGGATTTAGATATCAGTAATGGAAGATTCTGCAAAACTCCAGAGTTTCCAAACGGAGTGTATGCATATTTTTCATCTTTTAATGAAAATAAAGAATCTACTGGAGACTATAATGGATTTTTGAAACCAAGATTTCCATATGTAATCGGAAATTCTTTTAATTCAAAACCAATACCATTTAACTTTAATGATTTTTCAAATTTGTCTAGAATATCTGTAGATGATAATTGGTTTAGATTTACATCGTATTTTGGATTTTCTAAAGAAAATACATTCTATGATGGATTAGTAAGTCCAGAAACATTTAAAAAAGTACTTCCACAAATAACTAATGTTAGTTCTGGTTCTGTTGATAAATTAAATGTTGTTTCTGGAGGTAACAATTATTCTGCAGGAGATCAAATTTATTTTGAAAATAAAGGAACTTTTGGAAGTAATGCTTTCGCTGTTGTAAAATCTATTTCTGGTCGTTCAATAGGAACTATTACATTTAATGAATATCTTTATTCCGATTTAGAATTCTCTAGATTGGACAGTAATGGAAATTACTTAGGAATTTCTAGTCATTTTGTAGATATAACAAACAATGACATTGCAATTATTGACGATTGCAATATCATATCCACAAAATTTATTGGTCCAGTCAAATCATTAGAAGTTAAAAAGACTAATAAATTAAATATCTTATCAAATTTAGGGAATTCTTCTCAAACGGGGATAGTTACATATTTAAAAGTTAATGGTGATTTAAATTCAGTAATATCTGTTGGTGACGTATACAAATCAAACGAAGAATTATTTAAAGTTTTAAATATTTACAGTAAAAATTATACTATAAAGGTAGAAAGATCTTATGCTGGATCAATTTCTACTACACATTCTCCTGGTGATACTATCGAAGAATTACCTAGAAAATTAATAGTTAAGACTGGTTTATCTACAGATAAAACATATAATACAAATTCAGAATACTATTTTAACCCCACAGAATCTATAATAATAGGATCAGAAAATTTATTGCAATACTCATATCCAATTTCATCTGAAGAATTACCAGGAACTCCTTGGACAAATGATGCAAATATAACTGGATCTATTGATTACTTCCAAAATTCCCCTATAGAAAATAAAAAACAAGCAGTTAAAATCAGTATTGCAGATACTACGGGAAATTCTGATTATTTTCTCTATGGATACAATGGAGTAAGTTTGGCAAATGAAGAAAATGTCTTCTCTGTGTTCTTAAAGGGAGAAGAAGGTGGAGAATCTGTCTATTTAATAGTTGATGATGGAACTTTATATTATGGTCAATTGGTAACCTTAACTAAAGACTATAGAAGATATACATTCAAACAACTTACTGCTTCTGGAACACATAATTTTAGAGTTGGTACTTATGGACCAGGAGGATTTACATTAAATTCATCTCCAACATTTTATGTTTGGGGAGCTCAAGTTGAGAGAGAAAATTTAAGTCTTTACTATCAAAATTATGCATCTATTCTTCAACGTTCAGATGGCAAGAGTGGATTATTATATCTAAATGTTCCAGAATTAGATTTGGTAAAAACAAAAGATACTATACCAAATACAATATTCTTACCAAATCATAAATTTATACTGAATGATAAGTTATCTTACACAATAAACGATACTGATACTTCAATAAATGTATCTTATGCAACAACAACAAAAGATCTTACTGATGTAGATTCTTTGTATGTTGTACCATATTCTAATGATTACATTGGACTTTCAACACAAAAAGTTTCTATAGGTTCTTCTAATCAATATGTTGGTATTGGATCTGATTCTATTTTTGAATTAATCAGATATAATAATTATGGTGTGGGAAATAATCAAAAATTAAAAACAAATAGAAATGATGTTATTAAATCAAATATTGTAAAAAAATATGCTAACATAATAACAAAATCTCCTCACGGATTAGTTGCTGGAAATGAAATAGATTTGTCTTTATCTAGCAATAAAATAAGAACAGTAAAAGTATCTTATGATAATCTAGTATACCGAACTTTAATTAATAAGGTAGAATTTACAGCATCTGATGTCAATATTGATTCAAATACAATATCTATTATAAATCACCATTTTAAAACTGGAGATAAAGTAATTTATAATTCAGAAAATCCATCAATTGGACTAGTAAACTCTGGAATTTACTATATTGTAAGTATAAATTCTAATGAAATTGGATTATCAAATCAATATTATTCGGAAATATTTGACTTGGATTCATCAATATTGATTGATATACAATCTCAAGAAGATGGATCAATATCTCTTATAAACCCACAATTAAAGTTTTATAGAAATGAGACTATAATATTTGATTTGTCTGATAGATCACTACAGTATAATGAAGATCCCTCATTTACATTTGAATTTTATACCGACGTTAATTTTTCAAATAAATATTATTCTTCTTCAGATAAAACACCTACTTTTAATGTTACTTATGTTGGGGATGTTGGTTCTGATGGAGCATATGTTCAAATAAAAGTGGATTCCAATACACCAAAAACATTATACTACAGATTAAATCCCATTAATCTACCAAACACTCCAGCATCAAAGTTAAATTTAAAAGTAGATTTTAGTAATATAGAAAATTCTAGTTCTATTCAAATTACTGATAGTGTGTATTCTGGTAAATCAATAATATCTGGTATAACTACCACATCCTTTACAATACCACTCAATTCCGATCCAGAACAATTAGTATATACTGAAAATGATGGATTAATTTCGTATAGATCTCCCAATGCTATTGGCCCAATAAATGAAGTTTCTTTAGTATCAAAAGGAAGAAACTATAAGAATTTACCATATGTTACAAATATTGTATCTTCAACAGGTGGTAATGGTGCCATTTTCTTACCATTCTCAAATACAATTGGTAAGATAGACACTATCAGATTGTTGAATATTGGACTGGATTATCCTTCAGATAAAACACTAAGACCATCTGCAATTTTTCCAAGCACATATAAAATAGAACCATTATCAAAATTCAAATCCATAAAAATAGACTCTTTTGGTACAAATTATTTTGTACCTCCACAATTAGTTGTTCTTGATGGATTTACTGGAAGAATTAACGATGAAGCACAACTTAAATATGATATTGGAGATACTGAGGTAAGTATAATTAGAAATACTACTGGATTATATAATGTTACTCCCAAAATTATACCAGTAAATAATCCAAATGGTATAAGAATTAGTAATATTTCATTTAATTCTGTTACTAATGATGTTACTGTTGCATTTGCAGTCACGTTCGCCACTGCTTCGGATTTTCCATTCAATATTGGCGATAATGTAATTATTGAGAATACCAATATCGATTTAAATGTTGGTGGAAAAGGGTATAATTCTTCTGCTTATGGATATACTTTATTCAAAGTTAAAGAATCTAATCCAAATATTGGTGGAGAATTTCCTTCTATTGTATATAATATTTCTGACGTACTTAAATCTGGAGAATCACCA